GCCTGCAACGTGCGCTGAAGCACGGAGCATTACAGTTGCAGTATCAGTATCTGCGGAGAAGAACAAAGTAGGCACCTTGGCCTTGATAGCATAGACGAGAGCGAACATAGACTTTCCAGCGTTAGGTGCAGCGGCAACCATACACACTTGACCACGCCGAAACTTTATCTCTTTAGTCTCTAGATCTTTCCACACAGTAGGAAGTGGCTGTGCTGTTGATTGCACAGTCTTCCAAGCGCGGTCTAACCTAAGCACTTTCCTCCCGTCGTACTACCATTCTTCTTTGTCTTCTTATCTGTTTGCGTTCTCTTTCCGTAAGACCGCCCCAGATTCCGTGATGCTCATACTTGATTGCCCATTCTGCACACTCAGTTTTATGCACACATTGGTTACATATACTTCGAGCGAGAACGGTTTCTGTAATAGTTCCTTGTCCTGGTTCAGGAAACCAATAATCTCCTGCTCCAGTTTGCGCACAGAGAGGGCTCTCGTATTGACGAGGCTCTCGCATAGGTTCATCGAACCCAGATAGTTTGGCACTTGTCAGCCGCACCCTTTGGTGCGCCACACATATAGCCCTTCCAAGCCTTTCCTTGCGCATTGACACCCTCGCGGTATGCCATTGGTCCGTGCTTACATACATTGCCCTGCGTAGCAGGTGCAATAGAAGGCACCGCAGCTAGTGCTGGTGCAGGATTGTGAACGGCAACAGGTGCAGCATTGCCTCGAAAGGAATCAGCAGTTGATGTAATCAAAGCAGATACCATTGATAGATCTGTTAGACCTGTCTCTAGTTCACGCACATCTGATGCGTATAGATTGATAAGTGTTCCATCTGCCAACTTGTAGTTGACTTGGAACTTGGTTGTATCTGGTGCAGCCATTTAGTTTCCTCCAGTTTTCTTGATGGAAAGCCTTGTGCTTTCCTTGCCTTGCTTTGTCGGTACATAACCAAGTGCCTTCTCGACAGCTTCTTTATCTACCGTATTACTCTGGGTCGTAGACCATCTGATCTCGTAGCCAGTTGTAGTAACTCCAGTTACGCCGAGCAACTTCTCACGAAGTTCGGCCTTCTTGTTTTCTAAAGCCTTTATCTCTTCATCTACCTGCGAATAGTGCATCGCATCTAATGATGCGCCAAGGGAATCTATTAGCGGTAATTCAGTTTTGGTATGTTCTTTTTTTATACCAACGCATCCCATCTCACCAGAGGCATCGTAGAACTTGCAGTAAAACTTGCAGTAACTCTCGTGCTTTTCAGGCGCGGGAGCTTCTGGAAGCGTCCGAATGTCTGCGAGCCACTTCAACGCCTCTAGTGCGATGGCTTCGTTATAGGGTTCAGAGTGAACTAGGATGTCACGCTCATCCCCATCACGAGGTATGGCTACAAGGTTGACGTTCTGGACCTTCCCCAAGCCAGACTTGTCAATCAGATAACCATAGACTTGTACTTGCCAGCGTTGCTGTTCACTAGGAAAGTAAGAAAGATTCTTAACCTTCACAGTTTTCCAGTCAACGACATCCCCTGTCCCAGGAATGAAGCAATCAACGTGAGCCTTCATACCGCCAAACTCGACGGTCTTCTCCAGAAGAACTTCTTGATTGTCTGCAAGCGCGTTCTCTATTGCAGTATGTATGGCAGTTCCCATAATAGCTGCGAGTTTTACCTCGTTGTCATTGGTTTCAGGTTGACCATTCAACCGATACCAAACCTTACGGCGACAGCCACCAAGTTCTGATGGACCTATCTGTACCTGCGTGGATCTACCACGCTTATTCTCCTTCTCGTGGAGAGCTTTGATAAGTAATTCTTTTATATCCACTGCCGTTTTTCCCATCGAGTAATTGTAATGTTGAAGAATAACAGGTCTATCTGACAAATTCTAGCAAGCATCTCAAATGGTGCTGATTCATATTCGTGGTAATAGTTGATACCAATGCCCCAGTTATACAAGTGGTTGGCATTGAAATAGATAGTCCAGTGGGACCAGTCTTTTCTCATTAGTACTCCCGTCGTTGAGTAACTAATTGAATCGGAGGACAGGTATTGATGTCAAGGATGCTGGCGATTTCAACGGCACGTCGGGCGTGTTGCTCTACATTACCATTAGTGAGACGACCCAGACGATCATAAAGATAACCGAGAGCATAAGCACCGCCACTGCCGATTCCATAAATCTTGTGGTCAGATTTGATGAACGATAAGTCCGTCGCGATATGGAATACATTCCCATCAAACGCGACAATGTAGTCGAATCCTGTGTCTTTATCTTTCGTCGCTTCATACGGGTCATATCCATTCTCTTTGAACGCCGTGAGTATTGACGGCATTACCTTCTTACCCATCCACTGAATCGGGTCTGCACCTTTATACACGGGCGGAGTCCAGTTATAGGCGAGGATATCTCCTGGCCTAGCATCACCGACAAGACCTAATAGATACTTGCCCACGTGAATTATCTTGGGTGTGGAACTGCTAATAGTTCGCAGGTTATCTTCGGTAATCTGTGAGTCTGCTGCTATAACTGCTCTATCGTCTAACTCGACTGCTACTAATGTGGTCACTGGATAATGGTAATGGATACTACGGCGTGTCGCGCCAGCGACACTCTGATGGATTATTACAATATGAGCCGAAGGCGAATAAACGGCACCTGTCGGTGCCGAGGCCGTCAGGCCGAGAGGCGAACCGACCTTAGGAGGGAGCCGTGCAGAGCAATGTGGTTCCGTCTACTTCGGCTGCTGAAATATAGCAACACTCTACCACCTATCACTGCTGCTGATCTACGTAATCTTGGTCCAGTCCACGCCTGTTCTTGTGGTTGTACAGTCTTTAATATCTTTGCACAGTTTGAAGATTATGAGATTTCTTGGTGGGCATTGGATGGTCAATGTGCAAACTGTGGCAACTTAGTCAAAGTTCCCTGTCCTGTGGACAAAGAGGAAAGTTTTTAGGCAACAAAAAAGAGGCCCCATTGTCTTTCGACAACAGGGCCTTTCTCGCAGCGCTCTTACAAACTACTTCTTACCACGTCCAAACTCAGTAGCAGACGGATCTAGCCACTTCAGGACTGGGCCAAGGAAGCCAGCAAGTGCTGCTGCTCCAAGGGTTTTGAGGTCTGTTTCTCCAGCAAGGTAGAGCGCAATGGCAGCAGATGCTGCAGCGCGGAACCAGGTTAGAGAGATTTGCTTTAGTGTTTCCACTATCGTGCCTTTCTCTTGGGTTTGTGAACCTGACAGCAGGTACATACGGGTGCCACTGTGACACCTTCTGCCACCTTCTTCTTGGGCTGAGGTTGTATCTTAGCCTTGATTTGGTTCACAACTGTAGGTTGATTCATCCACCAAAACCAAGGGCTAGTGTCATTAGCCATATCAGCGTTGATAGAGATATGAAGATGCTTAACGTGAGGATTGCTACCACTGTAAGAACGATTGCCAGACTTAGCATACTTGCGTGACCAAATTTTTTTATTGAAGATAAGGTAGGAAACCCGCTGATCCTCTTTAAGTTTTTCAAATATCTCGGCACAGTCAACCCCGTTCTTTGGGTCGTGGGTCAGGTCTACCGCTAAGCCTGTGTTGTGATCAGAGTTAGGGCTTGCCTTGATGTGAGCCTTGCTTGGGAGCAGTCCATCCGATGCCTTGTTCCGTTTTGGTACAAGCGCAGTTGCCTGACGAAGAACGGCAATAGCAGCAGGTGTTGCACGTTTTGCAACAGGTTTCACTTGTCATCCTCTTTCTGCCAGAATCTTGTAGATTTCATCGACGCGTTGCTCTAGTCGAGCCACAGTGTCTTTGATACTAGAGCCACCATTGGGCTTGAGTTCCATAAGAAATGATTTAACTATCCACCGTAGTCCCATAAATACTGTTGAGGCTATTCCAAGGATGGTGGCAGTAAGCATTGCCCAATCTACAGGGGTCATTGATGGCTCCTATACGGATCTAATAGTGCAGATAAGTAATCCTCCAAAACCAGAGAATCGTTTATCTGATGGTGTGCGGTTGATGAAATCAAGTTCTTCTATGATTCCAATGAACGACTCTCCTGTACGGAAGTCGTCAATTCTGATGGTATCTCCATTGCTTTCAATGGATTCTAGTTCGCTCATACGGTCATAGGCTCTGCCTTCGTAGCCCACTTCTACACCGAACTTATCTGACTCTCTATCAAAGCAAGCCAGTGGATACTGGATAAGTCTTTGACGTGGCACAGATGGCAGTGACTTCAACTGGTAGCCAGTAAATACTGGACCCTTGGTGTTATCTGAAGTAGAACGGCTCAAGGTAAAGGAGAAACCTAGATACTCTTGTGGCAGTGCTGGATAGGAGATAGTTACCTCTGGTACATCTTGACCCTGTGTAAATGAACCAATCGAGTATTCAGTTCCCACATTGTCAATGCTCTTG